TGTCGCCTCAACTTTATTCATTACAGTTTTGTTCAGTTTTCAATTTCTTCATCAAATACTGTACTGTTTCAAACTGTAATATTCCTCTTGGTGATTTAAAGACATCTTTGTGTGCTGTAGTATAAGAGGGAATAAATCCTTTAATTGTCTTAGCTTCTTTAACGGTCTGAATTAAATGTCTCTTAAAGAACCCTGGAATAGATAAACCTAACCTATATCTATCCCCTTCAAGGAAAAATTCTATTAACTCTGTAAATTTTGGATTATGTTTGCAGTTTTCTAATATCATAATCCATCGGAGAATCTCCATCTTTTCATTCCACTTCCTGGGATCATGAAATCTCTCCGGATTCATCGCACTGTTCAAGGCTAAAACAGTGGGATAACAACCTGCCACCATATTAGTTCCTGGGACCAGAACTTCAGGTGTGAAGAACCTCTGCAGGTATACAACCGTGTTTCTATCAATCCGCTGCTTCTCAGGATTAGCCGTCAGCCCAAATGCCTCAGCGGCTTCAGAAATACATTGTCCAATCTCTTCTTCTGACATATTATCACCAAATGTCAAAGCTCCGTCATCACCGAGCAATTGTGATCCGGAGTTTTGTTCGAGGTATAGATGCACTCCCTGAGATACTATACTCTCTACTAAATTAGTCCATCCCGATCCAGACGCTATCCCATGTTCTCCCTGCGTTACTGTATTGTCGTCGATCATTATTGGGATGTTAATTACATGGTGTAAGGACTTCCTTAATAATGGTCTGTCCTTAGGTTGAAAGATTGGTGCGACTACGTCAAACACAAAATCCATTGCCCAAGACCTACACGAAGTATCCATCTTAGTGTAATCCATAGCAACCTTCCAATGTTTTGAAAAGAAACCTTGTTTATGCATGGCAATCTCAACGTCGTCAAAGCCTTCCCAAGCACTAAAGCTGGGTACCTTATTCTTACGGATCAAGTCCATGATGGGCACTACAAACTGTTTCTCCACTAAATTTGTAGACATAGGAAACATAAAGATAAATCTGGGTTTTAATCTTGTTGACCTACGTCC